CATACAATTGCTCACAATGATGGCGATGGTGGTTTGATATTAGAGACCAAGCAAGACGTTAGCCACATTATTGAGTCTAATAAAAAGATGTTTAATGAAGTGTCATCACAAGACAAGTGGGGCGACTTAACTCACGTTGCTAGATTACCGTTGACTGTGATAGATGATTTAAATAAAAAGAATGTAATGCGTGGCTTTGCAGTTGTTGATGAAAAGGCTTTCAGAATGTTCTTAAATAACCCCGATAACAGATTCTTTAGAACAAGACCAGGTACGGTATGAGGTTAGCTATCTGCGTACCATGCCGTGACCAAGTAATGTCGGGCTTTTGTTTTGATTTAGCTCGATTGGTAGCGTATCAAACAAAGATGGGCGATGAAGTCTTATTGTTTCAAATGCCTGGCACACTTATCTTTCATCAACGAGAAAAACTTGCCAAGACAGCGATAGATGCAGGTGCTGAAGCAATCTTGTGGATTGATAGTGATATGCGCTTTCCTGCCGACACGTATGAGGTTTTATTGGCGCACGGTGTGGATATATGCGGGGTCAACGCTACGACTCGTGTAGAGCCTGTTTTGCCTACTGCGTTAAATGTAGAAATGATAGATGAATCTGCCGTGTTTAAGAAAGTGAATAGCGTAGGAAAAGATTATGTAGAGGAAGTATCTGCTGTTGGTTTTGGTGTGACATTAACAAGAACATCTGTGTTTAGTAAAATTGCCGAGCCTTGGTTTGACATACTTTGGACTGATGCAGGTAGTATAATTGGCGAGGATGTGCATTTTTGCATCAAGGCGCAGGATTTTAATATTAAAACGCATGTTGACCATGTGCTTTCAAAGTACATTAAGCATATCGGCACAAAAGAATACGGCTGGGGTGATATTAAATGATAACCAATTACAGCGACCTAAAGACGACAATTGCTAATTACTTAGCTAGAAGCGACTTAACTGCGGTCATACCTGATTTTATTCGTCTAGCAGAGGTTCGCTTGCGTAGAAACTTGCGTATCAGACAGATGCTCAAGTCAGCCGAAACACTCACAACAGGCGGTGATTCTACCGTTTCATTGCCTACGGACTTCTTAGAGTTGCGTACTTTATTTCTAAACACAAATCCAGTATTAGATTTGCAATATATGTCACCCTCATTGTTTAACCGCAATGCACGGGTGCAAGAGTCTGGCATCCCTATCTTTTATACAATATTAGCGAACGAGTTTAAGTTTGCACCGATTCCCGACTCAGATTACTCATTACAAATTCTTTACTACGGTGCGCCTGAATACCTTGGCGATACTGTGCCGAGTAATGAGTTTCTAGCAACTTGCCCAGACTTAATTTTGTACGGTGCTTTAATTGAGGCAGAGCCGTACTTAATGAATGATGCTAGAACGCAAGTATGGGCAAGTATGTTTGACCGAGGTTTAGCAGCATTAACTGCCGCAGATGACTCTTCTGAGCATAGCGGTGTCCCTTTACAAATGAAAGTATCAGCGAGGTAATAAATCATGGCTGCAATGTCGAATTATTTAGAAAACGCACTAATCAACGCCACCTTACGTAACACGACTTTTACAAGTCCTGCTACCGTGTATGTGGCTCTCTTTACAACTGACCCAACCGATGCGGGTACAGGCACTCAAGTATCAGGTGGCTCGTATGCACGTCAATCAGCAACGTTTGGCGCTCCTAGCAACGGTGCTTCAACCACAAGCGCAGATATTACATTCCCAACAGCTACAGGTGATTGGGGCACGGTATCTTACTTTGGTATTTATGACGCCTCTACATCGGGCAACCTTTTGTATCACGGTGCATTAAACAATAGCAAAACCATTCAGACTGGCGACATCTTAAAGATTGAAGCTGGCAATCTGACAGTAACATTGGCTTAAAGGAACTGACATGGCTTTAGTGATAGCTGACCGCGTAAAAGAATCTAGCACGACTAGTGGCACGGGCACAATTACGCTTGGTGGCGCGGTTAGTGGCTATCAAGCATTTACAGCCATCGGTAACGGAAACCAATGTTATTACACAATAGTTAATATTGCTGTGGCTACCGAGTGGGAGGTAGGTGTAGGTACTTATTCATCATCTACCCTCACTCGCGACACAGTACTGTCATCGTCTAATGCGGGTGCAAAGGTATCGTTTAGTGTTGGCAACAAAGAAGTATTTGTAACCTACCCCGCAGACCGCTCAGTATCCCAAGCCGATATCGGCACAGCCCCAAACGAGATTCCGTTGAATCAATACCTTGGCTCATTAGCTTATCAAGACTTAGAAAGCGTAGTCATTGAAGGTGGGACTTTAGCAGGGCTAGATATACAAAGTTTAGCCGCTCAAGTGTCAACAGATGCTGTAAACACAGGTATCGTAAATGCAGAGCAGTTTTTAGCAGGGTCTAGTGCTGTGTTGCGGGGCGGGGCTACAAATTTGGTGACTTACACAGAAGATTTAACTAATGCTTATTGGGTTAAAAATGGTACAACCATAACCGCCAATGCAATTGTTGCTCCTGACGGTACTTTAACAATGGATAAATTAGTAGAAACCGCAGCAGGTGGGCATCATTATATTTATTCAGGGAATTACTCATATATTAGCGGAACAAGCTACACCTCTAGCTTTTATGCAAAAAAAGGCGAGCGTCAATATTTAGCTTTGGTATTAAGTAGTCTTGCTTTTGGAGCTACTGCATTTGCGGTTTTTGATTTAGAAAGCGGAACATTTAACCCTGCTGCTGGATTAACTGATGCCACAATAACACTTATTGGTAATGATATTTATCGCTGTACTATTACAGCAACAGCGACCTCTAGTGCAAGTGGTGCAGGGTTTACGCTTTTTATAAATAACGTAGCGGCAGCAGTTGTTAACACATACACAGGTGATGGCACTTCAGGTGCGTACCTTTGGGGTGCTCAATTAACAGCCTCTGCAACACCACAACCCTACCTCAAAACCGTAGCTACAGCAGTTACCACAGCATATGCCGCACCACTTGAATCGCCTAATGGTTTAGCGTTACCTTTGTTGGCTTCAATGACCCCTGCACGTAATGCTGACATGACTTTTGAACTAGCCTCAGATACATCTCTAGTAGTCAAAGTAAAAGGCTCAGACGGTACGGTTCGTAGTGCTACGCTGACACTCGCATAAGGAATACATAATGTCTATTTCACAGAATTACCCAATCATTAACCCCTCGCTCAATCTTTCCTTTGCGCTGACAAAGAAGTTAGACCCTCGTATCACTTATTCTCGTGCATCGACTGCGACTTATTATGATGGGAAAACGGTTACGAAGGCTGAGGAGAATTTGTTTATTTATAGTCAGGAGTTTGACAACGCTATTTGGGCAAAAGGCAGTACTACTGTTACAGCTAATAGCACAACTGCTCCTGATGGGACAACAACTGCGGACTTGGTTATACCCAACGCTGTTTTATCGAGCCACAGAATATACAGGTCATTTCCAGCAACTTTAAGTGGAAATAACAATATGTCTTTCTACCTAAAGGGTGGGGGTTATAACTTTGCAATGTTTTACTTTTTGGGTGGTACAGCTGGTAACGTACAGATTGATTTAACAGATGGCTCTGCTAGTTTTAATCCTACTGCGGGGTTAGGTGCTGATTTTTCAGGTCAAACAACCGTCACAGCCGAAGCCAACGGGTTTTATAGGGTGTCTGTTTCTTTAACGTCTGCGCATACATCATTTTGGTTGTATTTTTATGAAACTGTAGACACAGCTACTTTTTCTGGTAACGGAACAGATGGCGTGTACCTTTGGGGCGCTCAATTAGAAGCCCGTGATACAGTCACAGCCTACACCCCAACCACTACCCAGCCCATCACCAACTATATCCCTACCCTACTCACAGCCCCTGCAAACTCAGCAAGGTTTGACCATGACCCTGTAACGGGGGAGTCTTTGGGGTTGTTGGTGGAGGAGCAGAGGACTAATTTGTTGTTGTACTCTGAAGATTTTGGGGATGCTAGTTGGTCTAAGGTTAGCTCTACGGTAACAGCTAATACAGTTGTTGCCCCTGACGGTGCTTTAACGATGGATTTGCTTATCCCAAGCACGTCATCGGTTTCTTATTTATATCAATCAAATACCTCTGGAGGAGCGTCAAGGTCATTTACAGTCTTTGCTAAAAAACAAAATAAATCTGTTATTTGGCTATACCATTATAGTTCCGCTAATTATGGTGTTTATTATGTTGATTTAACTGACGGATCGACTCAAATTCTATCTGGCAGTACCGCAACAGGCATTTTAACTGTTGTCAACGTTGGTAATGGAATTTACAAAATTACAGTTAGTTTTTCTTCAACAGAGGCTTCAAATGCAGCTTGGGGAATAGGGGTTAGCGATGCAAAAGGGGCTTTCAATGTCACAGGCGATGGCTACTCAGGCATCTACATATGGGGCGCACAGCTTGAAGCGGGTGCATTCCCGACCTCTTACGTAAAAACTCAAGCCTCTCAAGTCACACGGTCTGCTGATAGTGCAAGTATGACGGGGACGAACTTTAGTGATTGGTATCGGGCTGATGAGGGGAGCATTTATGTTGAAGCTAGACCCATTTCATTGCAAGCAGGTGGAAATAATGCTACTGGCATTAGTGACGGCACAAGTAGCAATGCTTTTTATGCCCCTCAATTTACAAATGGCAATATTTTTTATTACACCCGCTCGGGGGCAGTTGACCAAGCAGGTTTGTCTGCGGGGTTTGTGCCACAATCAGGTGTAAGTTACAAATCATCTTTTGGGTATAAAGTTAATGATTTTGCTGCATCATTTAATGGCGGGACTATTAAAACAGATACGTTCGGTATTTTACCTAGTGGCGTAAATCGTCTCACAATTGGTGATTTGTCTGTTGGATATGGCCAGAGGCTTACTGGGTGCATTAGTAAAATAGCCTACTATCCCCAACGCTTAACCAACACTCAACTTCAAGCCCTCACAAGTTAAAGGAAACAAAATGACCGACCTATATCTAAAATTCACAGACGAAGCCGAATCACGCACAGTCTTATAC